ATTGGGTCCCGGTGCTTGGCGGCAAGTCCATTGATTTCCGCATCCCGAAAATCCCGCAACTTGCGGAAGGGGGTATCGCCACCCGTTCCACTATCGCGAATATCGGTGAAGGCGGGGAGCCCGAAGCCGTCCTGCCGTTGTCTAAATTGTCCTCGATGCTTGGCGGCGCATCCGGCGGAAACATTACCGTTTCGTTCTCGCCCACCATCCACGTTTCGGGCGGCAGCGGTGACGTGTATGCCGACGTAAGGCGAGGGCTTGACGCTGGACGCACCGACCTAGAACGCAGTCTCGAAAAACTCATGGCGAACAACCGCCGACTTTCGTTTGCATAAGGGGGCCTAAATGACAACTATCCGAACCATACAGGGAGACACTTGGGACAAGATTTCCCTACGTGTTTACGGCTCCGAAAACTTCATGGACAAACTTATCGCGGCGAACATGGATCACCGCAAAAAGATTATATTTAATTCCGGGGACGTAGTGAACGTTCCCGAAATCGACACCGAAGCGGCCCTTGTGAACAAGAGCTTGCCGCCGTGGAAACTTTGATGAAAGGACGTGAAGGAAGATGGCGATTGCGGATTTGCTTAAAAGTAACCAACCGCTAGAAACGGTGCTGGGGCTTTATTTTACCGAAGCCGAAAAAGACGTTTGGGAGGAAATCGCCCCGGACCTTCTTTCCTTTTCGTTCTCTGATTCCGAAACGAACGAAGCCGATAGTTTGTCCATAACGCTCAAGGACGAAACGGGCAAGTGGGCGAAGCGTTGGAACCCGTACCCCGGCGAACGTGTGAAAGCATACATCAAGCAGAAAGTCAATGGAAAAATTTCCGGGACCTTGAATTGCGGAAAGTTCTTTGTCGATACGATGAAGGTGCAGGGGGCACCGCGCATATTCGAAATGGGCGCGGTTTCCGTGCCGCTGAACAAGCCTATTCGAAAGCGCATCAAGTCGAAGGCGTGGGAAAAGACGACGCTCAAGAAGATTGCGTCCGCTATTGCCGACGAAGCGAAAATCAAGTTGCTTTGGGATTCCGAAAGCGACCCGGAATATGACCGTGTAGACCAAAAGAAGGAAAGCGACTTGAAGATGGTTTCCCGGCTTTGCGACGAAGCGGGTCTCTCGCTGAAAGTTACCGACGACAAGTTGGTTATTTTTGACCAACATTCCTACGAGAACAAGAAGCCCGTCAAGACTATTACATTGGGCGAAAGTCCCGTTCTGAACTATTCCTTCGAAACCTGCCAATCGGACCTATACAAGTCCGTTACCGTGTCTTACAGGAGCCCGAAGAAAAAGAAGAAGGGCAAGGCGGGCGGCTACACGTTCGACCTCAAGACGGGCCGCAAGGTTACAAAGAAAAAGACGAGCAACCCCGCCGTTTTCACGTACACGGCGACGGACCCGGAGGCGGACGAGAACGGGCAGGAATACTACTTGAAATCCCGCTGCACGTCCATTGACGAAGCGAAGCGCAAGGCGACAGCGATGCTCCGCAAGTTGAACCGCCGTGGCGTTACGGGGGATTTGTCCGTAATCGGTGACGTTGACCTTGTGGCGGGCGCGGTCGTGGCCGTGAAGGGCTTCGGAATATTTGACGGAAATTTCATCATCGGGAACGCAAAACATGACTACGGATCAAACGGCTATATAACTTCGATTCAGTTGCGCCGTGTGCAGAAGGGGTATTGATTATGCGTAATGTTTTTGGTGATGATTTCAGACAGAACGAGGACGCGACTAATTGGATTCGCATAGGCGAGGTTTCTTCCGTGGACCCTGCAAAATGCACCGCCCGCGTTGTATTCGACGACGAAGATGGCTACGTTTCCGACGACTTGCCCATTGTCCAGCGCAACACGCAGAACACGAAGGACTATTGGTTGCCCGCCGTGGGCGAAGATGTGATTTGTCTATTCTTGCCGTGCGGCGAAGAGGACGGCTTCATTCTCGGATCGTTCTATGCCGACGAAATCGAGCCGCCAACAAGCAGCGAATCAAAGCGTTACACGGAATACCCGGACGGGACCGTGATTGAATACGATTGGGAAGCCCACGAACTGACCGTGAAGGGGGCCGAAAAGATAAAGGTAACGGTTCCCGATATAGAATTTATCGGAAACTTGTCCGTCGATGGCGACATTACGAACACGGGCGATATTGTATCGGGCGGCGGCGTTTCGGCTGACGGCGAAGTTACCTCGATGGCAAAGACGACAAACGTCAAGCTATCAACGCACATGCACCCGACGGCAGTTCCGGGCCCTGCAAGCCCGCCCACTCCGGGAACATAAGGAGGTTTTGAGATGCTGGATAAAAGCAATTTAAAAAGTTCTTTGCAGTCAATTTTCGAGACGGAAGGAAACACCGCCGAATCCGTGGCCGCAGCAATGGCCGACGCATTTGATAATTACGTGAAATCGGCAAAGGTGACGGTAACGGCTCTGCCCGGTGAAATAGCGGTGCAGGGTTCGCCAACGGCCCAAAGCAACGTTGTCCCTATTCAAATCGAAGGCGAACTTTCGTAAGGTGGTGACTTATGGCTTTTGGTGTAATCGGAATGTTCGGCTTGCTTCCGTTTTATTGTTCACGCGATGCAGTCCTTACTTTCAAGGACTTGTCGCGTAATAGCAAGATGCGGTTCGCGAAGCATGACGTTATAGGCAGAAAGCCCGTTCTCGAAAAGATTGGCGAGGACTTGCGGACCGTATCTTTTTCTATGCGGCTGGATTCCGCCCTATTGAAAAACGTGCCCGTGGCGACCGCCATAATTCTTTATACGAAATTGCTGGAGCAGGGCAAAGCGGAAACGCTGATCATTGGCGGCGAAATCATGGGAGATTACGTTATCGAAAGCATTGAGGAAAACCGGAAATTCTTCACGGGTGCCGGAATCTGTATCGGTGCCGAACTTACTTTTTCACTTATGGAAGCGGGGTAGAAAATGGAATACGAAGTTTCCCTTACGGACAAGGTTGATTTCGCCCCGGAATCCGTGGCGAAGGAAGTCTTGCAGAACGTCCGCACGATCCTTGATACGGTTGTCGGGTCCGTACCGCTTGAGCGCAATATAGGCATTTCTTGGGATTACGTCGGGAAACCGCTACCCGTTGCTATGGATATGTTACGTATAGCAGTGAACAACGCGATAGCGGTGCAGGAGCCCCGCGCACAAATTGTTTCTATCAAGTTTGACCAACCCGAAAATAATATAGAATTTGCCGAACAGGGCATACTCAAGCCCCGCGTAAGAATCTATATTGATGAACAAGGAGGCTAGACCATGGCAGAAACTTTACCGCGTTGGGACTTGCCCGAAGTTTCGTTTGTACAGACTGACCCCGAAGCTATCAAGGCCGAAATAGTAAGCCGTTACGAAGCGGCGGCAGGGCGCACGTTGGCGACCGCCGACCCTATCCGTATTTTCCTTTTGTCGTGCGCCGACGAAATCATACAGCAGCGTGTCTTGATCAACATGGCGGCACAAAGCAACCTATTGAGCTATGCGACCGGGGAATTTTTGGACGCGCTCGGGGAATACCTCTTGGTTTCCCGTTTGCCCGCTGCAAAGGCGGTGACGAATATCCGCTTTACCTTGTCGCAAGCCCTCGAAGAAGTGTACATCATCCCGGCGGGAACCGAAGTCACGAACGGGATTGTAACGTTCGCTACTGACGAAGAACTGATTATTGCGGCGGGAGACCTTACGGGCGATGTTGCCGCATCCTGCACGGTTCCGGGCGTTGCCGGGAACGGATATTTGCCGGGGCAGCTTACAACGATTGTAAGGCCCATGACCTTTGTGGATTTGGCGGAAAACACTAACGAGACGTATGGCGGCGCGGACGCGGAAAGCGACGAGGACTATGCCGAAAGAATCCGGCTCGCCCCGAACGCCTTCTCCGTTGCCGGACCTATCAAGGCTTACATTTTTTATACGCAAAGCGTTTCCAGCGCGATCATTGACGTTTCCGTTGATTCGCCCACTCCGGGCGTTGTCAACGTCTATCCGCTCTTGGAAGGCGGCGTGATACCCGACCAAACTTTGCTCGACAAGGTTCTTGAGACTTTGAGCGACGAAGATGTTCGCCCGTTGACGGATGAAGTTCACGCCCTGCAAGCGACGGCGGTGCCCTATACGATTGAGGTTCACTACTTTATCAAGAAGGCCGACCAAAACAAGGGAACGGCTATACAGGCGGCAGTCGCGGAAGCGGTGGAAAAATACCGCCTTTGGCAGCAGGGGAAAATCGGTCGCGACATTGTACCAGCAGAACTTGTCCGTGCCGTAATGAATGCCGGGGCTTGCCGTCTTAACGATACGCAAGAACATCCGTTTTCGCCGGGTGCGTTCCAAGAACTGACGAAAACGCAGGTCGCGCAATGCGACCCGGAAACGGACGTGACCGTAGTCTTTGACGGTTACGTTGAAGGGTAAAGCCATGACGGAAATCAAGGACGTTAAACTTTCCCAACTTATCCCGGAGAATCTTGTAAAGGATTCGAACGTCAAGGCAAGTGCCGAAGCGCTTGACCCGTCCTTGCAGGACGTTTCGCGCAACGTAGATATTCCGTCCATCTACATCCGCATAAATAGCCTTACGTCGGAGCAGCTGGACCACATGGCGGCGGCTTGGGATGCGTCCGTTTGGCGGCAGTCGTGGCCAATAGAAATAAAGCGCAACGTTCTGCACAACGTCATACTTGAGAAGCGCAAGCGCGGTACGCTCGGCGCGGTAAAGAAGGCCATCGAAACTATCGGATCATATACGGAGATTACGGAATGGTGGCAGGAAAATCCGAAGGGAACGCCGCACACGTTCAAGGTCATTGCAAGTCTCAACCACTACGACGGGGTGCTTGAATCCGAATTGCAGGAGGACTTGTTCGCGCTTATCGACGATGCGAAACCCGTTCGTTCTCATTACGATTTTATTTTGCAAAGACGATACTCCGGCGAAATCGGTGCTATCGGGCTTTACAGGAAACTTGCATACGCCCGCGTGAAAGGTGTCGCGATGAATAGCGAGGAAAGCAGCATGGGCCTTGGATTTGCGCCGGGTGTGCGCCCCGTGATTATTAGAAATATTTTTGGAACCGCCGAATAATTGGAGGACCTTATGAACATAGTCTTGACAAATGCAGGATTGCAGAAAGTTATAAATGCCGAACAGACGGGCACGGCTCCCGTCGTCATTTCGCAGATCGGATTCGGTAGCGGCCAATATACGGCGAACGCTTCGCAGGTCGCCTTGCAGAATGAAATCAAGCGTTTGCCCGTAATTTCGGGCGGCACCGACGACGACCATTCGATTCACGTCGCGGCGCAGGACACTTCGAGCGATGCCTATTCGGTCTACGAGTTCGGCCTTTTTCTTTCGGACGGAACCTTGTTCGCGGTCTATTCGCAGTCTGACACGGCGATTCTCCAAAAGACAATTTCTTCCGTTGCGCAGTTTGAATGCGGAATCATGCTTCAAGGCGTGAACGTTGAAAGCGTTTCTTTCGGCGACGTTGCGTTCAGTTATCCGTATGCCAACGAATCGAACCCGGGCATAGCGGAAATTGCAACGACCGAAGAAGCACAGGCGGGGACCGACAACACCCGTATTCTCACCCCGGCGGGCTTGCAACAGGTCACGGCGACAACGGAGCGCAAGGGCGTTATCGAGATTGCCACGAATGCAGAAGCGCAGGCCGGGACGGATGCCGAAAAGGCAATCACCCCGGCAACGTTGCAGGCGGTAACGGCCACGCAAACGAGAAAGGGCGTTATCGAACTAGCCACAAATGCAGAAGCGCAGGCCGGGACGGATGCCGAAAAGGCAATCACCCCGGCGACACTGCAGCAAGTCACGGCGACCGAAACGAGAAAGGGCGTTATCGAGATCGCCACGAATGCAGAAGCGCAGGCCGGGACGGATGCCGAAAAGGCAATCACCCCGGCGACATTGCAGCAAGTCACGGCGACCGAAACGAGAAAGGGCGTTATCGAGATCGCCACGCAATCCGAAACGGACGGCGGCACCGACGACGCAAAAGCCGTCACGCCCTTAAAACTCAAGACAATGCTGCCCAACTATACGGGCTACATTTCGAAGGCGGCGGTGAAGGCCACGGGAGGAAATTCAAGCCGTAGGCTTCAAGACCGTTTCGGCGACATTCTGAACATGCTCGATTTTGGAGCGAAGGGTGACGGGACCACGAACGACACGGCGGCATTTACTTCGCTGGAAAATGCCTTTACAGGGCGTGACGTGAACTTGTACGGGAAAACCTACGTCGTCACGGCGCGGCCCACGGGAAACAATTATTACAACGGTTTCTTCAAGGTCGGGAACGTAACGGTCAAGCCCGTCTATGACTTCTTCAAGTTCGGCGGGACCGCGAAGGACTTCTTGAATATCCGCCGTGATTTTACGGAGTTTACGCGTGGTGGTGGCGCGTTGCTCGCCGCTGATGTTGTTCGCAAGGGCGAAAATCCGGGAAACGTCGTGCAGGGTGCCGTGGTAGATTCCGTGAACCGCTACCTTTACACTCTGCATCTTACGACGAATGGGCAAGCGGTCATTAACCGTTTCCCGTTCACGAAACTTGGCGGGGCCTTGAAGATTGATTCGACGGCCTACTCTACAAAATCGAACTACGTAGGAAATCAAGGCCTCGGCATTGAATACAGGTCGGGCGGCTCCGTAAAACTTTGGGGGTCCGTTGCCTATAACAACGTCGGCACGGCTTCGATTACTTCACGCGGTACAAAGGCGGTTCGTTTCAACCCGCCGACGGGCAACGGTACAAGCGTCGATTCGGGAATAGAAGTATTTAACTTGTTCCCCGAAGTCGCAAACTCTTCACAGGCGACAACCGTTTGCGTTTCCTATTCGGGCAAATACCTTGTCGCAAAGTACAATCTTTCGGGCAATCAATTCAAGGTCCGTATTTTCAAGGTTTCAGACTTTACTTCGGCGGGCGATTATTCGAACAAGTTCATCCATGAGTTTACCGCCGAATTTACGCATGACACGGGAAGCGGCGTGGAACGCGCCTTGCAGGGTATCGCTTGCGATGACCGCTTCATCTATTTCTTGGCCGGAGGAATAGGCGTAAACGTCGGGCATTCCATCTACATTTATGACATGTACGGAAACAAGGTTGACGAATACCGCGATGTTTCCGTCGGCAAGGAAATCGGCGAGGATGTAGGCACAACGTATTACGAACCCGAATCGCTTTTCTTTACGGAAATAAACGGTTGCCCCCGTCTTTGCTTGCAGATTGCGACAGGCGACACGGTGGGGCAGCGGCTTTGCCACGTTATCGCCTTGAACTTGCGGCAGAGCTACTATTTCCCGGTCGGCGTGAATACAAGTTCATATCACGGCGTAGCTATCGACGAACAGGGCCGCATGATCAATGCGGAGGGAGCCGAAAATATATCGTTCTATCCTTCGGGACTGTCCGCCGAATTTACGGCAAGGACCGGGGCCGCACAAAAGACAATAGCCCGTTTCTCCAACGACAACGCCGGAGCGGCTTTTAACTTGTTCAAGTCGCGCGGTGCGAAGGTAGGGACAAGCCGAAGCATCTTGCCCGGTGACATGGTTGCGCAAGTCAACTTCATGGCGGACAACGGCAAGATTGACTATGCAGGGGAAACGATTGGTGCGCGTGTAGGCTACCTGCAATGCAGCGTATTGTCGAGTTCTACGGCTTCGGATGCTGGCAGTACAAACCTCGGAATAAAGGGCGTTGTGCGCGTGTACGCTTGCGAGGACGGAAGTTCCAACGCTGGCAAGGGTATCGAGGTCATGGCCGACCAAATCCGCCCATCGAACGACAACGCGCTTTCAAACGGCAGCAGTTCCCGCCGTTGGTCCGCAGTCTATGCGGCGACGGGAACCATTCAGACTTCGGACGAGAACTTGAAGGAAGAAATCGGGGAAATCCCCGAAGCCGTTTTCAAGGCTTGGGAAAAAGTGAAATTTGTTCAATACAAGTTCAAGGATGCCGTCAAGGAAAAGGGAGAAAAGGCACGTTACCACATCGGGCTTATCGCTCAAAGGATCGTGGCTGCATTCAAGACGGAAGGCTTGGACGCTTTCGCGTATGGCCTTGTGTGCCGCGACACGCTGGCAGATGGCGGCGAAATTCTATCTTTGCGGTATGACGAATGCCTAGCCCTCGAATGCGCATACGAGCGCAACCGCTTTGACAAAATTTTGATTAAATTAAAGGGTGGAGATAACTAAAATGTACGCAAGCATTATCGTTACAGATGCAGGCATCGAGGAAGTAATCAATGCCGAACGCAACGGGACCGCACCCGTCGTGCTTACGCAGGTTGGCTTTGGTACGGGGCAGTACACGCCCACCCACGACCAAACGCAATTACAGAACGAGTTCAAGCGGCTCCCTGCAAACGCGCTCGCTGGCGGAAATGTTGGCGACAACACGATCTATATCAACGCCCGCGACACTTCGAACGATGCCTATACCTTGTTCGAGTTCGGCGTTTATACGGCAAGCGGTACGCTCTTTGCGGTATGCTCGCAGAATGTGCCCATCTTGCAGAAGGCGGCAGGGGCGCAAGCATATCTCGACATTGAATTTCTACTGACGAACGTAAACCCGGCAAGCGTCACGCTTGGCGACACGAATTTCTTCAATCCGCCCGCGACTACCGAAACGGCGGGTGTCGTTGAACTTGCGACGGCGGCGGAAACGGAAGCGGGGGCGGCTTCGGACAAGGCCGTTACACCAGCCGGACTTCTCGAAAGGACGGCCACAACGGGGCGCGTCGGTCTTGTCCAGCTGGCGACCGAAGCGGAAGCCAATTCCGGGACGGATGCGGTCAAGGCTTTAACGCCCGCCACGCTTGCGTCGACGTTCCAAAATATCCATGACGATTACGGCTTCCAAAAGATGCCCAACGGAATGATTATCCAATGGGGTAAAGCACATTTGGAAAACGCGTCAAGTCAATTAAAGGAAGATGTTTTGTTCCCGACGGCTTTTCCGAACAAATGCACGAATGTCACGATTACGCCGATTGATTCGACCGCAAGCGTACAGGTGCAGAGCGTAACGCCGGGGCACTTCCGGGCGGATCACAACATGGACGGCTATATAAACGTGAATTGGATTGCGTTGGGATATTAGGAGGTGCAGGATGGCTTTTTATTATAATTCGACTACTAACGCGTTCTACGATACCGAAGTTTTCCCGGTCGCCGACTTGCCCGCGAATAGCGTGGAAATTGCCGAAAATAATTATAAAAATTTGATGGCGAATCAAAATAACGGCGGATTTGTCGCGCATGACAATTCCGGGAATCCGCTTGTCGGCTCTTGGATAAGTACCGCCGCGACGGACATGGTGCATTCCGGTAAAATTGCAGATGCGAATACATTGGGCCACGTTATGTCCGGTTCGGTCATTTCGGTCGGTTACGATGGAAAAATGGATATTGTGAACGGTGCCGTTATTGCGAACAAAATAGCAGGTTCTGCCGTAACCACAGTAAAGATTGCTGACGAAGCCGTGACCACCGAAAAGATTAATGACGGGGCCGTTACCGAAGATAAGTTGGATTCCGTAAAGGACCTCGAAGCGGACGAAACGACGTTGACGATGACGGAAGGTTCGGACGAATTTACCCTTTCCGTAAAGGCGGGGGGGATTTCAGAGACCGAACTTGCGGCGGATGCAGTTT